CTAGGTTACGGTTGCTTTCATCGAAGATAAGGAGGTTTCAGGAAATAATGGTGTAATGTTAAAGGTTTTATGCTGCTTGATTTGCCATAAATCATAATTGGCTTGCATATTCAACCAAAAATTGGGAGAAGTATTATTTAGTAATTGACTTAAACGAACTGCCATCTCGGGCGTAATTGATGCTTGTGCATTGACAATACGCGATAACGCCACGCGACTAATACCTAGGCGTTTTGCTACATCAGTAATACTGGCACCATTAATATACTCTCTCAAAATAATACCCGGATGTGCGGGGTTGTGCATTCTCATATTATTACTCCTAGTGATAATCTTGATAATCAACAATTTCAACATTGCCTTCATTGAAACGAAATGTTAAACGCCAATTCCCATTTACTTTCACTGACCAATGTTCCGCCAAGTTGCCTTTAAGGGGATGAAGATTCCAGCTTGGTACAGCCATATCCAAAGGGGTTTGAGCAGCATCAAGTGCGGTTAAAAGCAAATTAAGTTTACTAGCATGCTTTGTTTGAATGCCAGAGGTTGAACCCGTTTTAAAAAAGCGTTCTAGCCCTTTGTGCTTAAAAGAAAGAATCATAATCACTCCACTGTATAGCCAAAATATACAAAACAGTGAATAACTTGTAAAGTGTTTATATACAAAAAAAGGAAACACAATGACAATCTACTACAAAAACGGCTTTTTTGATGACACCGACGGCGGTTTTGTGCCAGAAAGTGCGGTAGAAATTAGCCAAGAAACCTACCTTGAGCTGCTTAACGGACAAGCCCAAGGCAAGCAAATTATCGCAAACAAAACAGGGCACCCTGCGTTGATTGAGCCACAACCTAGTGCTGCACATGAGTTAAATCTTGACACCCTCACGTGGGAAATTTCAACCGAAAAACAGACCGCACTTTTTACACAACAAAAAGAAAACTTACTCAATAAGTTATCAGACAAAGCCGACCAACTTAAAAACAGCCTGCTGGCAGGCTATCCACAAACAGAAATTGAAAGTTTTTACCGCCAAGAAAAAGAGGCTCTCGCATGGCAAGCCGACCACAACACACCCACACCGATGCTTTCACAAATCGCCCAAAATCGTGGTGTACCGTTTGAAATATTGGTGGAAAAAGTGATTGAAAAATCTGCCCAGTTTGCCGTCGTGATTGGCATCATTATAGGACAACGTCAAGCCTTTGAAGACCGCTTACTGGCGTTAAAAACCCCCGAAGAATTAACCGCACTTGAACAGGAGATTAAACAATGGCAATTAAACGCAAATTAACACGTTATGGCTATCACGTGATTATCGCCATAGACCAACTGTTTAACGCCCTCACAGGGGGCGCCGCAGACGAGACACTTTCCAGTCGCACTTACCGAGGGGCAATATTAGCCGAGAACCCGAAAAAACGTTGGCAGGTGTTATATCGTGTCATCAACGGTATTTTCTTTGACCGCAATCACTGCAAAACAGCTTATGAAAGTGAGGTTTCAGGCAAACAGCACGATGCACGATTTAATAAGTTATCAAAAATACAGTAATTGTTTTTATCCCTCCGACTCTACCTAACCGCCCTTTGTTAGTTTAAATACCACAACGCCAGTCGCTACCACTGGCTTTTAAATCCTTACAAAATAGCCCTATCTCTCAACAACAGGGCTAAAATTATGACTGATGAATATCTCCATGGGGTCAAGGTGACGGAAATTTCCGAAGCCTTGCGAACACTCACTACATCATCCACTGCAGTTATCGGTTTAGTGGCAACCGCACCAGATGCAGATGAATCGGTTTTCCCGCTTAACAAACCTACGCTTTTAACTGGCATTACTGCTGAAATGCAAGCCAAAGCAGGGAAAAAAGGCACGCTATCTCGTGCGCTAGATGGCATTGCGGATATTGTGAATTGTAAAGTTGTCGTCATTCGTGTGGAAGAAAACGAAGATGAAAGCACCATGAAAGCCAATGTAATCGGAACCGTAGATAACGAAGGCAATTACACTGGCTTAAAAGCGTTCTTGGTATCTGCTGCAGTTTGTGGTGTCAAACCACGTATTTTCTGTGTGCCAAAATACGATAGCCAAGACGTAACCACTGAATTGTTAAGCGTAGCGAAAAAACTCAATGGCTTTGTGTATGCCTCTTGTGGCACAGCAAAAACCAAAGAAGAGGCAGTGACATACGGTCGCAATTTTTCACAACGTGAATTAATGCTGATTTTCGGTGATTTCTTGTCGTTTAACCCAAACACCAAACAAACCGAAGTGGATTATGCCGTTGTTCGTGCTGCCGCAATGCGTGCATATCAAGATAAAGAATACGGCTGGCATACCTCAATCTCAAACAAAGGTTTAACTGGTGTGACTGGTGTCACCAAGCCACTTTCATTTGATATTAACGACAGTGCAACAGACGTGAATTATCTCAACGAACAAGGCATTACTTGTTGTGTAAACCACAATGGCTTTAAGTTCTGGGGATTACGCACTCGTTCGGCAGATAAATTATTTATCTACGAAAACTACACTCGCACGGCACAAGTGTTGAAAGACACCATTGCACAATCCTTTGACTGGGCGATGGATAAAGATATTTCCGTGAATCTTGTGAAAGAAATCGTGGAAGCGATCAATGCAAAATGGCGTGAATATGTGGCGCAAGGTTATTTAATCGGTGGGAAAGCATTTATCAATGCCAACTTAAACACTGCCGCAACCTTGAAAGATGCAAAATTGCTTGTGTCTTATGATTATTGCCCTGTGCCACCGTTAGAACAACTTGGTTTCAACCAATACATTAGCGATGAATACCTTGTGGAATTTGCCGCAAACATTGCAAAAGTAGGAGCGTAAAAAATGGCATTACCTCGTAAACTCAAATTAATGAATTTTTTGGCTGACGGTAATTCTTACCGTGGTCAAGTTACCGAAATTACCCAACCTAAATTAGCCATGAAACTGGAAGAATACCGTGCAGGCGGTATGTTTGGCGCAGTAAAAGTGAACCTTGGAGTGGAAGCTCTTGAAGCACAATTCAAGATGGGCGGTTATATGACCGAACTTATCAAAGAATTTGGCGGAAAAATTGACGGCACAGCATTACGTTTTGCGGGTGCCTATCAACAAGACGACACCGAAGAAGTGGTTTCAATCGAACTGGTTATGCGTGGTCGTTTCGGAGAGATTGACAACGGCACAAGCAAATCGGGCGATGACACCGAACAAAGCTACACCGTGCCATTAACCTACTACAAAATCATCGAAAATGGCAAAGACCTCGTGGAAATTGACTTAATCAATTCCGTTTTCATTGTCGGTGGGGTTGATCGCCTAGCAGAACATCGCGCAGCAATCGGCATTTAATTTACACACACCTTGCCCCGAAAGGGGCTTTTATTAAATCCCCTCCCTCTTTACAAAAAGAGGGATTTTAAAGGAAACATAAAATGAAAACAGAAAACACCAAAATCATTAGCTTAACCAACCCTATTACTCGTGGCGAAAATCAAATCACGGAAATCACTGTTAATAAACCAACGGTGCCTGCATTAAAAGGCTTAAAAATGTTTGATGTGTTGCAAATGGATGTGGACGCATTACAAGTGTTACTTGCACGTGTGACTACCCCTGTTTTGCACAAATCTGATTTTGTCACAATGGAAGTCGCGGATTTTACCGAGCTTGCTGCGGCGGCTGTCGGTTTTTTAGGGAAGAACTCGGAAGTGGAAACCGAAGCGACCGAGTAATGATTGCCGCAACCGTGGAAGATGCTATGGCAGACATTGCCATCATCTTCCACTGGCAACCACAAGCCTTTGAGCAAATGACATTTTCCGAATTAATGCAATGGCGAGAAAAAGCAAGGGAACGAAATGAAACAGAAACTGATTGATTATTTATTAAATATGCCACGGCATATTGTATGGCGTGGAATCTTTATTCTTTCCATCACCTTTTGGTTGCTTGTGATTTTCGGCATTGCATTTCTCTTTCGCTAATCCATCAAGTGCGGTCAGAAATCATGGGATTTTTTGACCGCACTTTTCTTTAGGATAGAACATGAAATCAATTTTAATCTTATTTTTCTATTTTTTATCAATCATCGCCGTCACAGGGTGTGCTACGTTTTTGATGTATCACAACATTAACGGGTGGGGTTGGATTATTTTTATTGATGTTTTATTGGCATTAATGACAGTCAAAGTTAAGGAAGAAAAATAATGCTCCAAAACTTCGCACTTGCCACATTGGGCATGTTTGTGTTCACTCGGCAAACCATACCTTTTCAAAGTTTAGACCGAACATCAAATTGGCGACATCCAACCAATGCCATTGTCGGGGCAATGCCAAAAACACAATTCACCGGTAAAGAAAGCGAAACTGTGACGATTAGTGGCAGATTAATCCCAGAAATCACTGGTGGCAGATTTTCCATTAAAGCCCTGGAATTAATGGCAGACAGTGGCGGTGCATTTCCGCTGATTGACGGTGCAACCTTTGAAATTATTGGTTTTTTTGTAATTGAAAGCGTACAAGAAACCCGAACAGAATTTTTTGGCGATGGTGCACCTCGTGCGATTGATTTCAGCATGAGCCTAAAACGCACCGATGACCCCATGTTAATCGATATTGCTGAATCTATCATGGGGATGTTTTAATGTTTAATTTTGATAAAACCCACCCCATTCCACAAGTGCATTTAACGGTTCGCCCGAAAGAGGAAAAAGGCAAAAAAGAGGATATTTCCCTTTTAATATCTAGCCGTTTGATGAGTTTAACGCTTACGGATAACCGCGGTTTTGAAGCCGATCAGCTCGATATCGAACTAGACGATAGTGACGGCAAATTAGCCCTCCCAGCACGCGGTGCTTTATTATCACTAGGTATGGGGTGGAAAGGGGCACCGCTGATTTTTAAAGGGGAATATACCGTGGATGAAGTCGAACATAGTGGCGCACCAGATAGCCTCACCATTCGGGCTCGTAGTGCGGATTTGCGCGGTTCACTAAAAAACCACTTTGAGCGCAGTTTTCATCACACCACATTAGGGCAAATTGTTCGCCAAATTGCCCAAGAAAATCAACTCACTGCGCAAATTAGCGAAAGCCTCGCGCAAATTGAGATTTCTCACTTAGATCAAACCAATGAAAGCTCGCTCAATTTATTACAACGCCTTGCGGAAGCCTATGATGCCATTGCTGGTGTAAAAAATGACTACTTGCTGTTTATGAAAGCTGGTGAAGCCAAAACCGTGAACGGAAAGCCCATACCTACGTTGATAATTACGCGTCAATCGGGCGATAGTCACCATTTTTCCATTGCAGAAAGAGAAAACTATGATGGTGTGAAAGTTTATTGGCACGATAACAACACTGGCAAGCGTGGCGAAGCACTTTGGGATAAACATTCCCAACGCGTTCAAATCAAAAAAGCCACAATGCGAAAAGTAACACGCGCCCGACGCAATCAACAAGGCGAACTTATCAAAGGTGAAAATGGCAAAAGCATTAAAGACACCCGCTATCAAGCTGGAAAGGGCAGAATGATTAATGATGTAAAAGGCACACAAATCAAAAGTGATGCCGAAACCATTAAAACCTTACCACACACCTATGCCAGCCGAAGCTATGCCATTCAGCTTGCAGAAAAAACCTTCAAAAAACTGAAACGAGGCACAGCAAAATTTAGCCTGAATTTAGCTCTAGGCAATGCAGAACTGATACCAGAAATGCCAGTTGAAGTAAGTGGATTTAAAACAGAAATTGATGGTTCTCTCTGGCTAATCACACGGGTGACACATAACATCACACCAGAAAACGGCTTCACCAGCCAAATAGAATGTGAATTAATGTTAGAGGAAATGAACGAAAAAGCATAGTAGGGCGAATCTTCGCCCTAGAATTGACGAAACCGTTCACGCCCTAAATAACCTTTTTCAATTTGAACATCAGAATAATCGCCCACCATAATTTTCTTGCATTCCTCGCGGCTAATTTGCCATTTCACGCCCTGATTGCCAGATAAATTTTCCACACGAATGCGATTAAACTGCACATCACGCCATTCATCAGAAAGTCCAGCAATTTCACACGCGCCAAAGGCATAATATTTGCCTAATTGTTTAGAAAGGCTTTCGTGCGTCGTATGCACCGTCAGCTCCCTATGCATTAATGATACATCTTCCACGCGTTCAAATTCATCAAATTCCGCAATCGCCGCATTGGGTAGAATCGCAGCGTGCGAAACAAACGGCAGTAAGGCAAAAAGTGCGATGAGTTTTTTCATGGGTTTTCCTTGTAAAAAAGCCTACGTGTTACGTAGGCTATCTGTTACCAAGTATTCATTTGGAATAATCTTCCTGTATTATCTTCTGCATCATTTAATGCAAGAATAATTTCATCAGGTTTAACGCCCTCATCTAATAACGAAACAACTTCATCTGACAATAATGTAATAAAGTGCTGAATACCAAATTGTGAATACTCACGAATAACATTTAATAAATTCCTTTTAGGATTATTATCAAGCGATTCTAAGATCCCATCATGATAAATAAAAGAATGATAACCTTGTTCAGCATAATAACGAGCGATTGCCATATCAAATGCAATACATAGTAACTTTTTAAATGATGTTCCTTTATCTTTATGATTTTTTATACCTTGATTCTCGAAATAAGCATCAAAATCAATATATCCTTTTGTATTTTGCTCAACCTTAATAATTGCCTGCTCTCCAACGACAGACATAATAATTGAAACAAAATAATCCCGAATTTTGATGAACTGACTATTTGAATCATTTCGCACTTTATATGTTAGGTCTTGTTCAATAGATTGAACCAAATCACCACGTTTCTGTTTTTCTTCAGTTAAAATAGTATTTGCATTAGAGAGATCTTCAATAACGCTTTTTTGCTGTTCTAAAAGAATGAGCTCAGCTCTATTTTTATCTAAGAACGCAGATGTTTGTTTATATTTTTCAAAAATTTCCTTTTCATTAAGAAATGATAATTTTTCACTTCTTTCTTGATTTAGTTCCATCAAGCGAGATTGAATACTTCCTATTCTAGAATTTGTTTTTTCCAAATCATTAGATAAGTATTCATTTCTCTCTTGGTTAATAGCCTGATTAAACCTAATCAGTTGATCAAAATCTTTTTTCAACTGATTAGAAAAAAACACGCCGGCTTCTTTAAAAAGAGAGTCAGCCTCTGTTGTATCAAAAAGGATCTTTGTTGGCTTTAAGGAGCTTTCAAGGCGTTGCTTTCGCCCTTCTAGTTGGTACAACTGAGCATTTAATGAAACAATATTATCATCAATATTATCGACCAATTTTCTAATGCTTTCTTTATCTTCGATTCCAAAATCGAGTTTTGACAATGCAATTTCAGCATTAGAAATTTGTGTTTTAATAAATGCAATTTGTGCCTCAATTTCAGAAAATCCTTTATGATCTATCCGATTAATTTTTTTTCTTAATTTAATTTCTTCATTTAACGCCTTGATTTCATCTTCTTTATTATACAGACGGCTCAATAGCTCATCATCAAACCCCAACAAACGAGATAGAAAAGGTTTCCAATCCTTATCTTTTGAACGGCTATTACGACTTAATTTGAATACATCTGTAAAATCAGACTGCGTACGAAGCAAGTAAGCAAAAAATTTACGGTAAGAATATCCTCTTAGAAATTTAAATCCTAACAGACCTTCTAAATAGCTACGAGCCTCCCTAAAACTTAGTTGATAAGCTGACCACTCATCCGGCATTAATCCCCGAAAATCTTGATTGGGGGAAGTATGTTTCTTAAAACTTATTTTTGAAGGATTACGCACAGTTCTACAAATTGTTAAATACTGGGGGATTTCTTCCGTTTTTGAATCATTTAAGTATATTTCAAGGTAAAACTCAAAGTCATTAAGCTTATCTACGGATAATAAAACATGTTTTTTATGCTCACAAATCAAACAAAAATCAATAATTTGGGCTAATGTAGATTTACCTAGATTATGGGAATGCTTTTTTCCATCATCTAAATATTTCTGTTTACTCATAACTGTTCCAACAACTGCATTGACACCGTTATTGAACATTAAGGTTTTAAAAATATTCTCTTTATTTGAGTAAAGCTTCATTAATCGCATTTTATTTTCCTATATATTCAAAGGAATCATTTGTTGAGTGATACTCAACCAAACCCAATAAATAAAGTAAATTTATTGCTGGCATAAATAAAACATAATCGCAATCCGTTGCTTTTTTTACAACGGAAAGTAATTCATCAAAAGAGATGTATCTGCCTGCCTTTAATGATTTCAACATTAAAGTTGCAGCATACATAACTGATTTGTCAGGATCCGTATATTTATCAGGTTGAATTTTTATCATATCCTACTCTTTGCGACCTATATCACAATTCCAATACATATAATAAACCAACACTCGAACTTTTTTCTCAAAATCTTTGCCATGGCTCTTTTCACTTTCCACAAAATGAGAAATTAAATCTTCCAATCTTCTATTTATATAATTATCACTATAAAGGGCTTCAAGTTTGGCTTTAGTATCTAAAACAAGATCTTTATAGTCTTCTTTTAACGTACTATTCTCTGGATTGCGTAATACATCATCAATCTGTTTAATGTAAGGGTCAAAATAATGCATCATTATTTCAGCAAAATTAGGTGACGCATTGTTTTTTTCGTTCTTTGTGGCTAAATCACAACGTTCTAACAGGCTGTTATCGTCTTGCGTTTGACTATTTGTTAGTGCAACTAATAACTTACATTTTCTTATTACATCTGCAATATGACTGGTTGTCAATAACTCCGCATAAACTTCAATTAAGTGCTCAAGCCCTGCTTCCCTGATAATTTCTGGATAGCTACTAATTAAACGATCAAGATATTCTCTGCCTAATATTGCAATATTTTCATAAGGTAAACCGGTTTGTTGGTGAATAAGATTAATTAGCTCTGGATGAGATTTCCCCGTTTCTTTTCTATTTGTCATTAATAAATAGAAACCGATGTTCTCACTTTTCACCATTTGTTTTAACTTAGGAAGTTCCCCTTCAATAATATCTCTAAAATCTTTAAGCCCTGTCGTGAGGTTTAATTTCTGGGTGTGTTTTGCCTGAATCACAACTATCTTACTTCCTTCTGTTTTCCAAGGTTTGGCTGTACTTGGAAAATTATTTGCTGTTCCGGAAAAGGTGCCATCACGCCCACCATCAGGACCTTTAGAAAATCCAGCTACGCCACGCCCAAGAATCTTAGCACAACAAGCAATCGCAAAAACCTCAAAATCAGCATCATTTTTAATAAGTGAAACAAAGTTCATTTTCTCTATCCATTTTTATCTTTTGTTATGTCGATGATAATTTTCCCCTACAAATCCCTCGGATTAATCGCTACCACTTCTTCATCTTCATTGGCAAACTAAACACCACGTGACTTAATCCACGATAGCAGCTGTTTTACCCAGCTTGGCCGTTGTTGTTCAGCCAGTAAATCGCGCAAGTGGCAGGCAAATTCGTGCATTGCTTGCAACTCGGTTTCTTTCATTTCTTTAAAATAGTGTGACCCATAACATTTATCGGCATGCGTATTGATCACAAATTTAAGGTGCGCAGAACAATTACGCACAGCAAGAATTTCAGCGACTAATCTGGTGCGCGGAAAAGGGGCACCTTCTTTATGATAGATATTCGTGATGTTCACATCTCGCCCAGCAAGATGGTGTACTGTGCTGTTTTCAATGGTTTGTTTTGTCATGGGCGGGTTACTTCTTGCCTATATTGATATCACGCCCCGCCACATTTTCAATAATACTGTTAGAAACTGTTTGCCCTGAAAGTGCGGTAGGGCTTTGTAGATTTTTCTCTTGCTCCCATAATGTATTAAAATCTCCCTTTATTAACCCTGCTTCAAGCATTGTCATAAAAGTGATAGCACTAGTTTTTTGCCCATCTTTAACCAAACGATTAAATGCCAACAATACTGTTCTTTCTAACGGTTCTAAACTCTCTTTTGTCCGTTCGCCTGTAAACAAATAATTAATATCCGCACCTAATTTAGAAAAAGCCATTAAGAAGTCTGAACTAGCAGCCCTCTCTCCATCTTCATAATAGTTATAAGTTCGCTTAGAAACTCCACAAAATCTAGCTATTTCATCTTGAGTAAGACCTAAACGCATACGTTCATTTTTTAACATTTGAGAAAATTGCACCATAATTCAAATTTTCCTATTGTAAGTTGCACAATTATGCAATAAAATATTTCCAAAATAAGATAACAAGGCTTAAAACGGATCGTTTTGATAAATACTCTAACAATATCAACAAATCCAGGAGGTGTCTATATGGAAAAAAATGATCTTAGTCATAAAACTAAGCGTAAACCTCGCCCTATACGCGAGGTTTCTGTGGCATTTCACATAACGTTAAACACAGAAGAAGGCGAAGTTTTTGAACACAAACGGGAAAACTTGGGATTAGCAACCAAAGCCGCATTGGGGCGGATGTTGATTCGTCAGGGGTTAGGACTAGCAGATTAATAACCGTGCAATCCAAGGAAAGGTGCGATGTTAAAAGATAACGCTATGTCAACCCATATTATCGGCGATAACAATACGGTTGCCGGGCGAAATGTGAATATTACGAATGTTGTAGTGAATGTGTCTATTTATCTTCAGCGTAGCATTCCTACAGAATCGACATTGGAAACCGAAGTCAAGCCTAATGATGGATTGAGCAGTGATTCGGAATAGTTAAACAATGGAAAAAAACACGAAAGCTATGCTTTTTCAATGTAAACAATCTATTGCACGTTATGTGGCGTGGCTTGCGTTAAAAATGTTGTACCGAGTTTCTCTTGGAAAATCGCAAGCGCCCGCAGCATTTCTTGTGTTGCCTGCGGTGTATAGCGAAAAGTCATCTTCGCCTGTGGCGCACCTGAAACAAACTGAAAACATTCCACCGTCATTTCTCCTGTCTCGGCATGGAAAGTGATGTTGAGCGGTGAATCAACTTCAATGGGGATAACCAGTGTTTCGTCAGTCATGGGAGCCTTATTTTTATGGAGAAATTAATGACGACTATTTCTGTTCAAAGAGATCTTGTAGTGAACGTACATATTCACACCCCTGTTGATCTTCAGGAGGCAGTTCAGCAAGAAGTTTTATGTATAGAACGCGCTGTTGCTCAAGAAGCGGCGAAAATACTGGCTCAACTTGAAGCAAGTCCTCGCGGATCTTTGAAAGATAAAGAATAGTGCTTTGCAATTTGGTTTGTTGATAAATCAATTCAAATAGCAAGTTTTGACGTTCAATGCGATTTTGCATTTGCGCTTCAAGTTTTTCGAGACGTTCTTCAATGGAAAGTGCGGTCATAAAAATCCTCAGGGTAAGAGAACACATAATTATTAGTTACTGAGTATAACAAAGTAAACAAAAACAACAAGGAAAAGGGTATGGCGAAAACAGAAAAAAAACGCGAACTAAAATCTGAAATTATTGCATTTCGTGTGACGGCAAGTTTTAAAGAAAAGTTACAAGAAATGGCTCAAGCGGATAAACGGGAATTGAATGATTTTATCCGTTTGAAACTGGAAGAATGTATTAATTAATCAGTCAGTAAGATGAAATTAAGCCAAACAATTCCAGCAACAATATACCAGTTAAGGATAAATATGAGAAATCGTAAAAATCGAGTCAGCATGGCATACCTCGTGGCGTTATTTTCAATGGTGTCGTGCTTTATAGTGTTGATTATCTTTTAATTTTAATAACCGTGCAATCCATATTGGGGAATGTGGAGAGTATAGGACAAAAAAGAAGGTGTGTATGTGTGAAACAGCAATTCAAGCAAGCGGGAAATTCTTTCTTCGCAAAACAAAAGACGGCAAATACCGTCTTTCATTTACGTTATTTGATAACGGTTCTACTTCTGTAGAAAAGATTCAAGCGCGTCAAATACTGCTTCAATCTTTTCTGCTTGATCTTCATCAAGAGAAAAATTGTTTAGATGTTGGTCACGTATGTATTCGTAATAGCGATGAAGTTCTTGCTTCTGTGCATTCGTTATGTGATGACGAAAGAAAGCAAGCAAATCTTCAAGCGCATAAATGCGGAGGTTCTTTTCTGCATTATCTGCAACAAGTTCATCAATCTGATCTTCAATCATAGTCTCGGTTCCTTTGTGAATCGTGAATAAATCAAATTGAGTATAACAAATTAGGAGGTAAAGAGTGAATGTAGATCACAAATGTGCAAATTGCGGGAGTAATAACATCCGTGTACGAACTTCAGAAAAAATTGGTTTGTTGTTAATCGACGTGTTGGCTTACTGCAACAACTGCGGCACAGAATTAAAAGTGCAAAGCCAAATTACAAGAGTAAGAACACCAATTTATTACGATCGCCCAGAAGCATTAAGTGCGAACAAGCCGTTAAAGCAGATTGATGAGCGTCAGCAAGAAATCGACATCTAATCTTTAATTTCCATCAAGATTTTTAAAACAGTCGTTTGAAGAAATTCATGCGACAGGATTTTTGCAACCAAAATTTAGGAGTTTGAGCAAATGACAAGAAAAAAATATGTGTACAGCAAAGAAAAAAACACGCCGCGTAGCCGTGTGAATGTGTGGCAGTTGCAACAAAAATTGAATGAACAAACGCGCCATATTTTACTTTTACAACGGGCTATTTCGCACCAAGCAGGCGTGAATGCACAGCAAGTTTTGCTGAATGAATCACTTAGTGATCGCATTGAATTACTTGAAAAAGCACAGTGGAAACGTGAACAAAGCATTTTCCAATGCGTTACACGGTGGTTCCGTAAATAAATGAATGGGGGTGAGTGATGGCCTTAATGCCTTATTGCTTTGACGATGAAACGGAATCTGCCGCTGAAAAATGGTGCCGTGTAAATAACGTCACTATCGAAAAAATACGCTCTTTTGAAGAACTACTATCTTCAGTAAGAAACGGTAAATACCGAGTGGAATATTATTTTGATAATGCATCAAATGAAGATAAGGACTTAATGATTAAGTTAGCAAGCAATGCAATCTTTGGTAAAGATCAATTACTTACGTCAGACCAAATCAATCCTTATAAAAAGTCTCGATTAAGAGATTTTACATTAGAAGGGCAATTAAAAATTTCAGCATTTTTTGAAAACTTGGCTAGCTTACGTCGTCGGATGTTACCCCCTGTAGTAACAAAAAAAGAGTTTTTACTCATTAATCAATCATCAGAGGAATAACAAATGGCAGCAATAATTTTAAGCCGTGGTGCTTTGTCTTTTTGTGCAAAAGATGTTTATCACAAGCTAGATAATGCGCAAGAACAATTGTTCGCTTATTTCTACCACTTAGATAAGGGTGATGAACAATCAGCAAATACGGCATTTAGTGAATATATCCGTTTGGGCGACATTGCAATTCAAGCGAAACGAGAATTAATGAAAAAACACGCCGAATGGGCGGACTGGAGAGAGAAAAGAAAATGACAAGTTGTTTAGTGATGTTTTTCGTGGTGCTGTTTGCCGTTCTTGGCGTGGCTGTGACGGTAATGGGATTAATTGAGTTTATTACGGACGTGCTAGATAGCCGTTGGTAAAGGAGAAGAAGAATAATGGAAAACAATATTTGTATCACCCTAGATTGTGGCGCAACGCTAGAAATTTTACCCATCGGTACTCGCTTTCAAGTGGTTGAAGTGATTGGTGATCAAGATAGTTGGTATGGCAAACAAAAAACAAGAACGGTGGGCAATTTACACAACACAATTTGGGGCGCAATCGAAGAAGTACGCCGTTATGACTTAGCCCAATATGAAATGTTGAGCTTGGAAGAATTACTCAGTGCAGTGAGTTCGACCAACAACAAAATCAAAGAATATTTTGAATATCACAGTGAATATTTAGCCCATACGGTAATGTAAGGATGCTTGATGATGAACTGGGAACTTGAGTGTAATGCCAATCTTGCTAAACGTGAACAAGCGATGGCAGATGCACGTGCAGTGATGATGCAAAGTGCGGTGAAATTTGACCGCACTTTCGATACTGCTCAAGCAACATCTGCGCAAATGGAATTATTTTCTGTTGCGCCGCACCAGTTCGATTATGTTGAAAAACTGCTTTCTGCGCTCCCTCGCAAACGCCAACGTGAGCATTTTCGCCATGTTTGGTTGCGTGCGTTCAATGGTGTGAAAGATGATGGTTCTATTGGGTTTAAATTTGGCAATAAACAGGCAGCGTATGCCAATACCTATTTGCGTGAAATCCTCACTAATCGCTTGAAAGCCGTTTTTCAACATTATCAGGTTAGCCTTGATTGGTTGATTGACCGTGATACGCATTCACAAGTGGTCGCACTTTCTAAAGGCAAAAAGGCGGCTAACTTTCCGTTTTATTTGTTAGGCGATCATCAGCTAAAAGAAATGGCAGACAAATTAGCCCTGTTGTTTACGAAATTACAGTCTGATTTTGTCACTGAACAAGCGGAGCGGAAAGAACGTGGGGAAATATCTCTTGATGATTTTACCGCACTTTCTCGTGACCTTTATCGCTTAGTGGGCGAAGTGTGTGCAGATATTGGTTTTCCGTTAAAACATTGGTTCGCTTATCAAGATAACCGTTTCTTAGATGTAAATGACATTGAGGTTGATCTGAATAAATCAGTTTGCCCAACACATTGGAAACGCCAACTTACTACGGCACAAAAACGATTGAAAGAACATGTGGAGATTGGCTGTGGTGCAGTATCGGCAAAAGTGAGCCCTTATGTCTCTCAAACCGCATTTAATGACTACCGTGCGCAACGTGCAGATAACCTCGAATATCTGCAACAAATGGTGTTGGAAAATCTAGACGATAGCACCGAACAAATGCCGTTGATTGAAATGTGGAAAAAATCGGTGGCAAATCCTGCTATCCGTTTCCAGGAAACCATGAACCGCTTGCGTGGTATTGATGAATGGGCGATAGAAAATTCATTTGTGTCACTCTTTCTTACGCTGACTGCCCCATCCTCTTTTCACGCGACGCATGAAACAGGCAAAAACAACAAAAAATGGCAAGGCGCAAGCCCTCGTGATACGCAACGTTACTTAAATAAAGTGTGGGCACAGTTACGTGCACAGTTTGCCAAACGTAGGATCGGTTTTTTTGGCTTTCGTGGCGTTGAACCCCATCACGACGGCACACCGCATTGGCACTTGCTGATGTATGTAAAACCTGAACGTAAAGATGAGGTTATTCAATTATTTCGCAAGAAAGCGTTGGAATTAGATGGCGATGAATTTGGGGCGAAAAAATACCGTTTCAAAGTAGAAGAAATTGACCCAAACAAAGGTTCTGCTATTGGCTATGTGGCGAAATACATCGCCAAGAATATCTATGCAGGTAAGCAAGGCAAAGAAATGTCCGATGAAGTAGAAAATCTGACATTACTTGAAAACGTGCAACGTGTCAGTGCGTGGGCAAATCTTTGGGGCATTCGTCAATTCCAGTTTTACGGTACGCCGTCAATTTCGACGTGGCGTGAACTTCGCAAAATTGACGATGCCATGGCAGCCGTTGCGGACGATGAAGTATTGGATATTGGTCGTACGGTGGCTGATGTGAGTTGCTTTGGTAGTTATTTAAAAGTGCAAGGTGGCGCAATGACAAAACGTTGTGATCAACCAATTTGTATTGAGTATGAAGAATGCAAACCGAATAAATATGGGGAGATTCGTAAGAAAATTGTGGGGGTAAAAAACAGATTCACAGAAAAGAAAATCATCACCAAATTAAAAAACTGGGTGATTAAATCAGCGAAAAGTGCGTTGGGTTCCACCGCACTTAATTCGGAGTCCACCGAAACAAACAAGGCGCATCGCGCCGCTTGGACTTGTGTCAATAACTGTAACCGCTCAAAAATTGAACAGCAAGTTAATTTATTGATGTTGCCTATCGGTTCGCCATTAAAACCGTCACAAATTGACCTTTTAATACGCCATGGACGGTTACGGCTTAATGACTATCGGTGGATTTGTTGTGAAAACGATGAAGTTTTCATTAAAGAAGAAAAAATTCCGTTGGCTCAAGCCTTTGGTTGGGGCGAGAGCTTGGGGGATTTTAGGGTTAATTAATTAAAAGTGAGGTTAAAAATGAGTAAGTTTTTGAAAATTGATGTGGCAATTGTTGATAACCAAAATATTGTGGATTACGACAGGATTTGTATAAATTCAGATTTCATTATGGGCTTTATTGCAAAAGGCGTCATTGAAAAATATGCGGTTTTAGATCATTTCACAGATTTAAAATTAGGCACCATGTTACTGTTAAATGACGACGGGGTGGATGTCGTTGATTCATTGTGTGAAAGACTAGAGGATGAAAAACTTAATGCCCCATTACTTGGATATGGAAAAGGCGATAGATATGTGGCGGCATATAATACACTTGAAGATATTTTGGCACAGTTGAATGGGGTGTTTGTGAGAAAGGGAGATGTTTAATGGAACGATACTTTTCAATTAAAGAGATTGTGCAGACGGGGATTTGTTCAGAAGCAACAGTGAAACGTTGGATTGCTAGTGGAAAGTTAAAGTCTTATAAATTCGGTCGCTCCCGCAAAATTGCGGAAAGCGACTTGAACGAATTCATTAAGACTTGTCGGCGATAATTTCTTTAAATAGACCATTTGCACATTTTTCAACATAGGTTGCCCATTCTTGAAACGTCTTTAATCGGTAAGGCAAATATTCAGCCCGATTATAGGCGTTTCGTATTTCATCGGAACTCAAATGGCTTAGGCAAATTTCGATGATTTCCTTATCCAAACCAAGTTCTAGGCGATTATCATTGCAATAACTACTGAATAGCGACCGTATGCCGTGATTTGTCATGGTGCCTTTGTATTTGCCGCCGTCCATTGTTTTTATCACTTCATTAGGTGTTTGGCTGTTGATATGCTTTTTATTTCTCGCCTTTGATAAAGTGGACGGGAACAAATATTCCTTATTTGCATGTTGCTTGATGTATGAAAGCAAGGTTTCTGCCTGTTTACTTAACGGCACAATGTGCAATCGATCCCCTTTCCCGCCTTTTGAAACTTCCACTTGCCACACTTTACCATTGGGCAAATGTTCGTGTTCAATGATGTCAGAATATTTTGCACTGACGGTTTCGCTCGCCCTTGTAGCGTTGAGCAAACCCCACAAAATCGCAAGGCGAACAGTTTGTGATATGTTGGCTCGAGCAAGGCTGATCATAAATTCCGGTAAGGCTTTGTAATGAATTGACGGGTGATGTTTATTTTTATTCACTGCAGGCAAATCATCGCCAAGATATTTCCATTTGTTGATTTCCCAATATTCAAAACGTTCAGCATACTCAGCGATTGACTTTAAAACCAAATAACGCTTTTTCAATTCAGCCGTTGCGCCTGATTGGCGATAAGGTTCAAGCACGGATAAACCGTGTTTTAGAGTCAATTCTTTGAATGGCACGCCACCAATTAAGTCAATAGCGGCGTTCGTGCGTCTTTCTGTATCAATTTTTGTCTTTTCTGTGTAATTGCCTTGTTCTTTGCCAATTTTCGCACGATAGAGCAACCATTCATTTGCAACATGGGAAAATGTACTCTGTTGTTCTTTTAGTACGTCTATGACTTGTTTTCGCTCAAATTCGTGTGGGTCAATTTTATTGGCTAAAAGTTGGCGAAATTCAAGTGCTTTTTGACGTGCATCTTTAAGCGATACCGCTGGATATGTGCCGATAGTTTTTTCGGTGCGTTTTAATGTGTAGGGTCGTTTGTAATTAAACACCCATGTTTTCACGCCGTTTGGCTTGACGACGAGTTTTAAACCGTCACCGTCAAATAAATAATAGATCTTTTCCGCCGCTTTGGCGTTGTTTACCTGCGCAATGGTTAGTTGCTTGATGATTTTTGCCATGGTAGGAATTTCATAAGATGGTAGTAAGATTTTTTCATTGTAAGTTCTTACTACCAT